TATAGGAATGGATTTACAGGTAGGCTACTCTTTAGACAAAACTTTAGCACCTATTATTCCGCAGCCTATTTTATTGTATATGAATGAGCAAAAGACGGTATCATTCTACTTTAATAATGGAACGTCTACAAATCATATAACAAGCTATATGCCTTTTGGGCAGGATTTAATTTATAACTCTTCAAGATATACGTTAAACTTTGGACAAGATAATAGCACGTTCTTTTTAGAGCCTATTGAAAGAAATATATTTAAGGTATATTACTATAACTACTTAGCTAATTTATACTCTAAGAAACAAAGGTTAGTAAGTTGTAAAGGATTATTCCCTACTCCTATTCTTACAAGTCTAAAGATGAACGATAGGATATTAATTAGGGACAAAAGGTATATCATAAACGAGATAAAAACGGAAACAACCACAGGAGATGTGGATTTAGTCTTGCTAAATGATTTTCGTTCTATAAAGGCATTAAATGCCCCTAAGACAGGAAAGGGAGTATTAACTGTAACGGTGGGTGTATTGCTACCTACTGGAGTGACTGAGGTTGCTTTAGATATGGGAACTACAGGTGTAACGGCAAGTGCTGCTACTATTACTACAGACACGGATGTTGTATTTACTTATCCTGTAGTTACTCCAAGTTATACGATCATTGCAGAAAACTCAGACGATTTAATAACGGAGTTTAACCAATACCTAAGAGGAGAAGAAGGAAACACTAACGTTTACGATATAGAATTAACTTATACAAACGAGGACGGAAGCACAGAGGTAGACACCCTAACACTAACACAAGAAGTATGATTAAGAATATTTTAGAGTTATTAAAAATAGACGATTTCTACGGAAAGACGGAGTTCATTGACATAGCAAAAGGTAAGTATAAAATACCCACAAGCGTACGTGAAGCATACAAACAAGGTAAAAGAGAGTTAAAGAGTAAAAGACGTAAGTAATGGCTGAAAAGAAAGTAATAGAATTAGAGGTAAAGACGGAATCACTTAAACCACTAAAAGCACAATTAAGAGAAGCACAAGCTGAAGTTGCTGCATTAGCTGAAAAGTTCGGTGCTACATCTCAAGAGGCAGTACAAGCAGCGAAGAAAGCAGCAGAATTAAAAGACGCTATTGCAGACGCTAAAAACTTGACTGACGCATACAACCCAGATGCCAAATTCAACGCATTATCTGCCTCGATTAGTGGAGTATTAAATGGATTTCAAGCCTTTGAAGGTGCGTTAGGGTTAGTAGGTGTAGAAGGCGAAGCGGTACAAGCTACTTTGCTAAAGGTGCAATCTGCTATGGCTTTAACTCAAGGTATTAATGGAGTCTTAGAAGCTAAAGAAGACTTTGCCAACTTAGGTAAACAAATCACAGGAGTATATGAGGGAGCGGTAAAAGGATTCCAAAATATGACTGCCGCAGGTAAAGTATTTGCTATTACAGGAATAGGACTACTTATCACAGGATTAAGCCTTGTTATTACTTATTGGGATGACATTAGAAAAGCTGTAGGGGATGTATCTGAGGAAGAGCAAAAATTAGCAGAATACAGAAGACAATATGCAGCCGAACAAGATAAACAAGTAGCAGAAGAATCAAAAGGATTCGCTACTCTTATTGCTCAATTAAAAGCATCCAATAAAGGCAGTAAGGAGCGTTCTGAATTAATATCTGAGATTAATAAAAAATACGGAACTACTCTTAAAAATTTATCGGATGAAGCTGAATTTCAAAACCAATTAAATCAAGAATTAGCTAATTATTTAACTTACCAACAAGCTAAATTTAGACTTCAAAAAAATGAAGAGGCTATAGTTAGAAACTTAGAAACTCAAAGTAAACTAAAAAGAGAGTTAGTACAAGCAGAAAAAGATTTAGCTAAAGCTATTCAAGATGGTGCAGGAAAAACACGAACTACATTAGAAGAAGGTGTAGCAGTTCAAATAGCAGTTAATCAAGAAGCATCTAACGCAGCAGAAAGAGCATCTGAAAGAATAAAGAAAAATACTAAAGAATTAGCAGATGCAGAAAATAGATTTGAAAACTATGGTAAGGCAGCAATCTATGCAAGTGGACAAATTGACAAGTTAACTTATTCGGGTAAGAAGTACGTTGAGCAAAACACGGAAGTAAAAACAAGCACAGAGAAATCTACTAAAGAAATTACTAAGCAAGCAGATGCAGTTAGAGATACTAATCAAGAGATGTTAGATGCGGGTGACACATTTGCTGAAGCTGCGAAAAAACGAAGAGATAAAACAGAACAAGAAATAAAAGATAGTGAACAAGCAAAGAATGATGCTTCAAGGTACTGGCAAAATTTAGACCTTGATTTTACTTTAAAAAATGAAGAGGAAAAACAATTAGCAAGACAAAAGACTGTTGATTTAGCTTTAAAAACAGCTCAAACATTTGGGCAAGTATATGCTGAATTAAACAACCTTTTAAATGCTTCAGATAACGAAAGGTTAAAGAATGTAAAGAAAGGAAGCAAAGAAGAAGAGGCAATCAAAAAGAGAATGTTTGAGCGTGATAAGAAATTACGTATTGTTCAAACAATTATAGATACTGCATCGAATGTAGTTACTTCTGTTCGTAATGGTGGAGGTATTCCTACAGGTATTCCTTTCGGTGTCGCGGCTGGTGTTATGGGTGCTTTACAAATTGCTGCTATCTCTAAAACTAAATTTGAAGGAAGTACAGGCGGTGGAGGTGAAGATACTGCCATTCCTCAGATTGCAGGAGCAGGTGGTGTTATGGCTCCTAACTTTAATTTAGTAGGAAACGCTCAAGCTACAAACCCATTAGCAGGATTAGGAGAAGGATTAATACAGGCTTATGTAGTAAGTGGAGATGTAACGACTGCTCAGTCTTTAGATAGGAATAGAGTGAATAACGCAACGTTTGGATAATTATAAAGTTATTAGGTTATGAATAAGATAATAGAATTAGTGATAGACGAGAACGATGAAATGAGCGGAATAGATGCCGTTTCAGTTGTTAGTTCTCCTGCAATAGAAGAAAACTTTATTGCGTTACATAAACACGAAGTAGAGTTGAAAGAAATAGATACTGAAAAGCGTATCTTAATGGGTGCTGCTTTAGTGCCTAATAAACAAATCTACAGACGTAACGACAAGAACGAAGAGTATCATATCTATTTCAGTAAGGACACGGTTAGAAAAGCATCTGAGTTATTTCTAATGAGAGCAAATCAAAATAACGCTACATACGAACACGATAAAAAATTAAGTGGAATGAGTGTGGTAGAATCGTGGATTATCGAAGATGAGAAAAAAGACAAGTCTGCAAAATACGGATTCAGTTTACCTGTAGGAACTTGGATGATTTCTATGAAGGTAAACAATGATGAGGTATGGAAAGACGTAAAAGAAGGTAAGGTAAAAGGATTTTCTATAGAAGGTTACTTTGCAGACAAATACGAAATGAGCCTTAAACCTACGATTACTGAGCCAGAAACAGAAGAGGAATTAATTGAGAAGTTAAAAGCACTTATATTAAAAGCTGAACAAGAGGAATTAGAAGAGGGAGTAGAGCATTACACAAAAGACGGAAAGGTATATACAGGACCAACGCATAAAGACGCTTCAGGTCGTTTAATGACGGGTGCAGTTCACACAGAAGATAGCGAGTATTTATATCATAAAGACGAACTACCATTACAACTTGAAAGCTACACAGACTATCCAGAAGCAGCTAAAGAAAACGCTAAGATAGCTTTAAGATATGCAGAAGAAAACGGATGGGGAGATTGCGGAACACCTGTAGGTAAAGCACGAGCAAATCAGTTAGCAAATGGCGAACCTATAAGCGAAGAAACTATTGCACGAATGGCATCGTTTGAACGTCAACGTCAAAACTCTGACAAGGAGTTAGGAGATGGATGTGGTAGATTGATGTGGTTAGCGTGGGGTGGTGATGAAGGAGTAGAATGGGCGCAACGTAAATTAGAACAAATCAAAAACAAATAAGATGGCAAAACAAAAAACACTAAGTAAGACAAGTCCTAAAGGCGGTAAAAGAGGATGCCTTTGTGACGACGGCACGTATAACTCAAAATGCTGCGATGGCACACTACAAGCGCAGGGTGTAGGTAGTTTAGTTTCGCAAGGAACTCCCACCATTGTAAACACGAATGAAGCAAGAGTTATTACAAGTGTTAATGGGTAAAAATACAACAGAACAAAAACACGAAAGTTATTAAGTTATAAATGTTAAATATGAAAAAGAACGTAATCAATCAAATTAAAGAACTTTTAGGAATGGAAGTTAAATTGGCTACTATGAAACTTTCCGATGGAATGACTATTCTAGAAGCTGAAGTGTTTGAAGCAGGATCAGAAGTTTTTATAGTTGCTGAAGATCAAAAAATCGCTTTGCCTGTAGGAGAGTATGAATTGGAAGATTCTAAAATGTTGGTAGTAATCGAAGAAGGTATTATTGCTGAAATTAAAGAAATGGAAGCTGAAGAGGAAATGCCGATGGGAGAGCCAGAAGCAGAAGCAGAGGTAGAAGTTGAAGCAGAAGCAGCAGCACCTAAAGACATTAAAAAGACGGTTGAATCTATCGTTAAAGAAACGTTCTTCTCAGAAATGGAAGCACTTAAAATTGAAAACGAAGAGTTGAAAGCTAAGTTAGAAATGTTTTCAAAAGTTGAGCCTACTACAGAAGTTGCTACTGAAGAAACTACTAAAGAAAATAAGGTTGAATTAGAGGAAGTATCTCCTATCACTTTCAACCCTGAGAATGTAAATAAAGCAGAAGGATTCAAATTTGCTTCTAAAAGAGCAAGAACTACAATGGATTCTATCCTTGAAAAATTAAATAAATAATTAACTAATAATTTAAAAAAAAGATGGCTACTACAACATCAATTACAACTACTTATGCTGGGGAGTTCGCAGGTAAGTACATTGCTGCAGCACTTTTGTCTGCACCAACTTTAGAGCAAGGTGGTTTAACTATCCACCCAAATGTTAAGTACAAGCAAGTTATCCAACGTGTTGCTACTGACGGAATCGTTAAGAACGCTACTTGTGATTTTGACGCTACTTCAACTTTAACTCTTACTGAAAGAGTGCTTCAGCCGGAGGAATTTCAAGTAAATTTGAGCCTTTGCCGAAAAGATTTTCACCAAACTTGGCAGGCGGCTGAGATGGGTTACGGAGCATTCGATGTTCTTCCTAAATCTTTCGCTGATTTCCTTATTGCTCACGTAGCTGAGAAAGTTGCTTCTCATATGGAAGGTGTTATTTGGGAAGGTAACAACGCTTCTGCAGGTGAGTTCTCAGGTATTATGCGCCAACTTGCAGCTGATTCTGCTTTACCAGCCGCACAAGAGGTAGCAGGTACTACAGTAGATGCAGGTGACGTTATTGCTGAACTTGGTAAAATCGTAGACGCTTGTCCATCACGTTTGTACGGACAACCAGATTTGAAATTGTATCTTTCTTCTAACATCGTACGTGCTTATATCCGTGCTTTGGGTGGATTCGGTGCATCAGGTTTGGGTGCTAATGGTGTTAACGCACAAGGTACTCAATGGTACACTAACGGTTCACTTTCTTTCGATGGTATTCCAATCTTCTTGGCTTATGGTCTTGATGACAACAGAGGTCTTTTGACTCAGTCTTCTAACCTACACTTCGCTACGGGTCTTCTTTCTGACTTGAATGAAGTTAAAGTTATCGATATGGCAGACCTTGATGGTTCTCAAAACGTAAGAGTAATTATGCGTTTTACTGCAGATGCTAAATATGGTTTCGCTGGAGATTGTGTTACTTACGGTGTAACTAACTCAGCTAACTAATCTTAACTAATAAAATAACGAGGGTGGTGGAATATCTACCACCCTTTTTTTATAAAATATTAACCACACTTTAACAAAGTGTTAAAATTTTAACAAATGAGCTGTGATATTGCAAACGGAAGAATAGAGCCTTGTAAAGATGCGGTAGGTGGTTTAGATGCTATCTACATTATCAATTACGGAGACTATTCTTACCCAAATGATTTAACGTATAACGTTACCAACACGGATGTTATTGATGACATTAACAACGTAACAAACGTGTATAAATTCGAACTTAAAGGAACTAACTCTTTTGAGCAAACGATAAACTCTTCAAGAGACAACGGAACCACTTTTGTGGAGCAGGTTTTAGTTGCTAACTTGAAAAAGCAAGATGTAGCTACCCATAAAATGGTTAAGTTACTTGCTTACGGACGTCCTCACATCGTGGTAAGAAACAGAAACAATCAGTTCTTTCTTGCAGGTGTAGAGAGAGGAATGGATGTAACTGCAGGTACTATCTCTAACGGGACGGCACTTGGGGATTTTTCTGGGTACACTTTGACGTTCACAGGAATGGAGAACATCCCTGCAAACTTCTTAAATTGTTCAACTGAGGTAGGGCTTAGAACGGTTCTTTCTAACGCGACAATTGTAACAGTATAGTTTTTCTTTCATAATAGTTGGATTAGGGTAGCTTCGGTTACCCTTTTCTTTTTTAAAACAATATCGAAGTGTTTAAGTTAATATAGTATGATAGTATTAAATGTATCAGCTACAAGCCAAATTATTAGCTTCATTCCACGAGAGGAAAGCTATGATACTTTGGAGTTAACTGACGAGCAAACAAATGATACGCAGGTTGTAACTATAATCGATTCTACGGTAGGTGAATATTACCACACTATAGAGGCTATATTTGATTTAGTTCAAAATCATTTCTATATGTTGGTATTAAAAAACGGAAGTGATATAGTATTTAAAGACAAGATATTTTGTACT